GTCTTTCAAAATTATCCTCAGTTATAACTTCCCAATTTCTAAACCAAGTAGTTGAGTTTTGGATAAGGTTATATTCAGGCTCTGTAAATCCAATAAAATCTTCAATAACTTGAGATTCGTAAATATCTCTAATACCGCCGTGATACTGACCTTTATCTATTTTATAAGTATTTGAAAATGGCTTAACTAAAGTAGAATCATTAGGAATATTAGTAGCATTATAAATAAAGCCTTTTGTGTTTTGATAGTTTTGTGGAATGATACTTATTTTAATATCATCAAAGTAAGTAGTATGTACTACATCAAGGTTAGTGCTATATTGAGTTCTTAAAATAAAAGTACCATAATTATTCATTACATAACCAGTATCTAAAGAGTTTCTATCGTAAGTAGAAAAACATTTAAACTTTGACCAATTATCTTCATCAGTCATCTTAATTTGAATAAATTTAAGACCATCCCAATCAGGACTTTGAACAAGATTTGTAAAATCCCCTTTACTGTCCAAGTATCTAATTTTAGAAGTACCGCCTGGATTAGGTGTACCATCAAGAGATTTAGCAAAAGCAACTATAACTGAATCCGTAGGATTGTGTGAACCATCAAAGAAAACCGAACATTCTATTTTAACTGCAAAGTAATTTATAAAAGTATTAGCGTTTGAAATCCTAAATACATTATATAATCCTCTATCTTCGTTTGGATTTGTTGGTACTTGAATATGTTCATTTTCAGTAACCGCTAAAATTCTATTATCAAAAGGTCTATCATTTCCTGTTGCATTTAAGAAATCATAACTACCAAAAGAAACCCAGTTAGTAGGGTCTACCGTAGTATTTGCATAATCTTTAAAGAATCCGTAGTTATTAATTAAGTTTCTTTCGTAATATGGGTAGTTGTATTGAACTTTTGTTAATCGTTTATTTAATGAAACTAATTGATTTACATCCGACCAAATAACATTACCTGTATTACCAATAGAAGAATAAAAATCAAAAGGGAAAGGATTAATATAAGTACCATTAATATCATATATTAAACCATTTTGAAACTTTTTTGTAACTGATACATTATCTATTAAAAGATAGCCTATTGAATCATCGTTATTATTATAGAAATTGAAATCAAATGTACCTGCACTTGCAGTATAAAGAAATTCGTAATAAGTCCAATCATCAGTAGTTACTTGAGAAAATTCTTCAACACCATCTATTTCAATTCTTGCAACTGCTTTTGGAGTATTGCCTGTATCAAAATTCTTTGCCCAAAATCCTACAATATATACACCAGCAGCAAAACTTAATTGTTGATAAATATAAGAACCATAGTTATCTCCAAATATTTTAGGGCATTGACTACCGTTTAAACCTCCTGTTGGACTATTAACTACATCCCCATCATTATACCAATATTCGTAAAGTTGTGGAGCAGTACCATCTATACTAAAATTACCATCTACTACTAAATCATTTACTGCGACATCATTAATACTAATAATATACCAAGTAGCATCCTTATTAGATAAATATAACATACAACCTAAAGATTCCATTAATGATGTCAAAAGAAAATAGCAATCCTTTGGCTCAAAAGTAGACCAATCTACCGAAGAATATTCAGATAATATTAAATTTACTGTATTAACAAGTTCGTCATTAATTTTAAATTCAGTATAAAAAGCTACATCTAATTCAGTACCAGTCTTTTTTAATAACCTACAAACAAAATCACTAATACTTATACCAACATCAACATTTGTATCATCGTATAAAGCGTAATAGTCTTCCCTTGTATATTTAACATCCTTTAAAACTGCAAGGTTATCAGTAGCCGTTAATTGAAGAAAATATTGTTCCTGCCATTCATATTGGATAACATCGGGCAATAAAAAGCCTCTCCATTTTAAAGTTTCAGTTGTACCATCAGTTTCGTAAAAACTTAACCTTAAAGAATATTCATCATTATCAAAGAAAAAATCAGAAGGTTGAACAGTAGAATTTACAGGTATAAAACATTTAATATCTGCATAAGAAGAACGAATAGGAGCAAAAATATTATCTTTACTTGCTTTATAATTTAATACAAAAGGCGAATCTTGAGCAGGTATTAATTCTATTACATCATAAACCACAACCGCAGCTTCAAATTTCTCAAACTTAACTTGATAATATAAATTAGTACCTACCTGGTCTAATCCTTTGAATTGTAAGTTATAAATATGATTATAAGCCATTATACCACCCTCGTATTTTTAATTGCAGTGTTATCTAATAATAATCTCATTTTGTCTCCCATTATATCAATTTGGAAAGTTCCTTGCCCTGTCGAATTAGAAGGCATAGCTACTCTACCTGAATTTACCCCAAGTGTGCTACCTACTAAAGTACCAAAATTAGTTACACCTTTCATTCCAAAAACTTTAGCAATTTCTGCAAAAGATTTACCCGAAGCTAATCCAACTGCGGATAATAAAGCAAATAAAATAACTGCAACTACAATAGCAGCAAGTATTTTAGCTATTAACGCTTTTATCATTTGATTAAACATTTCAGCAAAACTTGTAGCAAAATTCTTTCCTGTAAATAATGCACTTTCAAAAGCGTATTGTACCCCTTGTGTAAATGATGCAAATGTTTCTTGCCAAGCTAAAGTAAATACTTGTGTACTTGTTAAAGTAACCGCAGTAAGTTCTTTTAATTTTAATTTAACTGCATCTATTTGTATTCCTAATAGTTTATATTCCTCACCTGTTAATGCTCTTTTTTGTTTTTCTTCTAAATCACTTAATTCTTGTGTAAGAGTATTGTATAAACCTACTGGAGGTACTTTAAAGAAATCATCAAAAGCATCTTTAGTAGCAGTTAATTCAATTATTTTATCTTTAATATTTTGTATTTCTTTACTTCCAGCAGGTAGTTTTAATGCTTCCTCTTCTAATCTTGAAATTTCTCTAGTTAAATAACCTATTGATCCAGGATCTAAACTATCAAGTGAATCTTGTAAAGCGCGTATATCTTTTTCAGTTTGTTTAAATAAATTTGAGCCAGGTGTCATTCCTTTTAAAGAATCTTGTTTAATTTTTATTTGAAATTCTATAAATCCTGCTTCGCCTTCAGTTATACCTTTGGCTTCCATTTTTAATTTTTCGAGCTTTTGAGTATATTTATCAATTTCTGTTTGTTTTTTAAACAAAGGATCTCCTTTTAATTTATCTCTTTCAATTATTAATTCTTTAATTTTTTGTGTTAACCCTCCAATAGTATCTAAATCAGCAGGAACAACAATAGCGGTTAAAGGTTTTCTTCTTAATAATTTAACATATTCAGCAGCTAATTGCATTAATTTATTTCTTACTCTCCATTCTTCACTACCCTCTTTCATAGCTTTCGCTAAATTATTTTGGTCTACTGCAAAGTCAGCTAATCCTTGAATATTTTTTTTGTTAAACATTTCAACAACATCATCAGATAAATCTTTAAATGCTTTTTGTGCTTTATACAAGCCATCACCATTAATTTCTGAATATAACCTTTTTACATTTTCTTTAGCTTGATCAAACGCTTCAATATTTAAAGTACCAAATTTTAATAATACATTAAATAAAGAATTAGCTGCACCCCCACTCATCGATTCTGTAAAAGCATTTTTTAATCTATTTAAACTAGCAGTTGTACTATCAATACCATTTGCTGCATCACCACCAATACTTTTATCTAATTGAGTAGCAAACTTTGGTAAAACATCAGCAGCCATTAACTGACCTGTTTCCATTAACTTCATCAACTTTGCAGTAGTATTGCCTGTTGCTAAAGCCATAATAGCTAAAGCACCTGGTAATCTATCTCCTAATTGACCTTTTAATTCTTCCGCGTTTACAGTACCTTTTGACATCATTTGACCTAATGCTCTTAAAGCACCTTGTGTGTCATCTGCTGATAATCTTAAAACTGCTGAAGCTCTAGCAACGGAGTCAAATATTTGATTTGTTTGTTCTAAAGAAGCACCTGAAGTAATTGCAGCACCTGCAAAATATTTATATGAATCTGCTAAAGTAACAAAATCCAATCCCAAAGTATTAGCCATATCTGCTAACCTTCCCATTTGTGATTCTGCAATAAGACTTGATTTGAAAACTGTTTTTAATGCGTTAGAAGTAGCATCTAATTTTAAAGATTCCTGAAAGGATCTATTAACTAATCCAACTGCTGCTTGAAGACCAATATAACCCGCTATAAGACTCTTAATAGAACCCCCAAGCTGATTCATCGGGTTGATAGGGGCTTTTAATGATTCAGCACTTTTTTTACCAAAACTATTTATAGTGTTTTGAGCTTCGGTTAATTTAGATTTTAAATCACCAATCTCTGCTCGTAACTGGACTACTATTTCTTCATTTGCCATTATTTACCCATCTTTTTAAGTAATTCTTCCTTTTCTTCTTTAGTTGGTAGTTTTGCTGGTTTCTTTTGAA